ATAGATTTTACTTTAACCGATATAGGTACTGTGGTTGAACCAGTAACATTAGCAGAGGCTAAATTGTATTGCAGAGTAACTACTTCCGTTGATGATAACCAAATCTCTTTAATGATTAAACAAGCAAGAGAAGCCATTGAAGTAGGTACAGGCTTGAGTTTAATACCTAAGACTGCCGTAGTTTGGTTTACTAATTTTAATGGTGGTTTTAACCTTCCTTATGGACCAGTTAATAGTTTTACTTCATTAATAGATGAAAATAACGATACAATAGTAGCTGCTGATTATACTTTAGTAGGTGGTAAGTTCCCACAATTACAAAGACCTCCTCTTAGGAATTTAAAGGCTACTTATGTGGTTGGATATGCAACTGTCCCTAATGACTTAAAAATTGCTATTTTAGACCAAGTAAGCTACGATTACGAGAATAGAGGATTAGATTCAAATACAGGTATTTGTGAAAAGTCTTGGAAAGCCTGTCAACGCTGGACAAGAATAAGCCCAATATTATGAGATTAGGAAGCAAGAAAGCAAACTATGTTGATGCCAATACTATGTACTCGGAAATAGGCTTGTATGTGCCTACAAGGACTACTGATGGGCAAGGTGGGTACACGACTACCTTTGCCTTGCAAGAAGTTGTATTTGGCGATTTTAGACCTATGGATGAGAATAGAGCCTTACTAGAAGCAGAGTTAAGTTTTACTCGTATGGCTAAGTTATATATCAGGTACGATGTAACAATCAATAATAACTACCAAATACAGGCAGAAGGAGAGATGTACACAATACATTCAATTAAGGATGTAGAGAATCAGTTTAGATTTTACGAAATAATAATGTACGCATAATGGCAGGGATATTTTTTAATGTTACTGAGTTTGATGAGGCAATAATTAAGTTAGAAAGCCTAACTCAAAAACTTAAAAATCAAATTATTGATGAAACAAATGCATCTGCATTAAAGATTCAATCAGAAGCTAAAAAGAATGCTCCTGCTAACTTTGGAACATTAAGAGGTTCAATACATTTAAAAGAAGAAGGGGGAATAGATAAGAAGGTTTACATAGTTGGTTCGGATTTATCCTATGCACCTTATGTAGAGTTCGGCACAGGAGGGAAGGTTAATACTCAAGGATATAATGAATTTGCTAATACCTTTAAAGGTAAGACTGGTGGTACATTTCAAGATATGATAAAAGCATTGGTATTGTGGGTAAAGAGAAAAGGTTTAGTAGGAGTATCAAAAGGCAAAAAAGGTTCAAATAAACAATATGAATCAGCAGCTTATGCAATAGCATTAAGCATATTAAGGAAAGGAATTAGACCACAACCTTATTTAATACCTGCTTATGAGACTGAAGTTTCATTACTAAAAAATAAAATTAAAAATATAGTAAATGCTCAATCCTAACATAGAAATAAAGAAGTGGTTTTATACCGAATTAGTTAGTGCTACTAGCTTAGGTGTTTACGATGGTTTTGCTCCAGATGGAGTAGGCAATGAATACATTATTTTAGATGGCAGAAGTTCAAGCCAAGAACAAGGCAAAGCAGGTTATACAAATGCTATCACAATCATAGTTGACATTGTTACAAAAAATGCTAACTTTGGCTATAAACGAGCTGAAGAAATAAGCAATTTAGTGTTGGCTGACATAAATTCGGATACTACAATTACTTTAAGCAACGGATTTACTTCCTCTGCTTTAAGTGTTCAAAGTGTTAGAAATTTAGATGGCTTAAACCCTATTGATAATGTCTTTAGAACGATTATAACATATAATATAATAATAACTCAAAATTAAATAAAATGGCAGAAACAAAAGTATCAGCAAGGGACTATATCCTATTAGCTGACATAGACAACGATGCGACTTTCAAACCAGTTGCTTGTCTTACAACTAACTCAATGACATCAACTGTTAACACTATTGATGCAACTTCAAAATGTGGAGACCAATATCAAGCTGGTCCTTCATTTACTCAGTCTTTCAAAGGCGATGGTTTTGCAATTGATGAAACAGGAAGTCCAAGTAAGGATTCTTACCAACAATTGTATGCTGCTCACGCTGCAAAAACTGCTTTTAATATGAAGATGGGTAAAGCAACTCCAACATCTGGAGATGTTTTCTATTCAGGTCAAGTATTTATTAGCGATTTTGAAGTAAATGCTGCTGATAAAGATGATGTTAAATTTACTGCGACTTTCGTAGTTACTTTACCACCATTAACACAAACTGAACAAGCGTAAATCAATAACCTATGTTTGAATTAAGACTAAACAACAACACAATTCAATTAAAATGGGGTACTTGGTCAATGCGTGAATTTTGTAACGAACGAAATATCACAATAGACAAATACTTTGAAGTTTTAGGTAGTAATCAATTTGATTTAGATATTATTGTTAAATTAATACATATCGGTTATAAATCGGCTTGTATTAGTAATAAACAGGAGATTGAATTTACTGAAAACGATGTTTGCGATTGGATAGATGAAATAGGCTCAATTTTTCAAGCTGAAGGGCAAGTACTAGCTTACTTAAAGTATATTGTGCAAAACACAGTAACGGCAGTTCAAGGTACTCCTAAAGAAGAAAAAAAAAAGTCTAACAAGGCTAAATTGGGATGATATTTTAGTTAAGGCTGCTGAATGTAATATAAGACCAAACGAGTTTTGGGATATGACTTGGAAAGACTTTTCTATTATCGTAATGGGTAAAGAAAGACAAGAGTTAAACGAATGGGCAAGGACTAGAAACCTTGCCTATATTGTATATTTAAGTAACACTACTGAAAAATCTCCTAAATCAATTAAGGCATTTTGGAGCATACCAGCAATTGATGATTTAGATATTGAAGAAGAAAAGGTAATGTTAACAAATGACCAATTGGCAAGGACATTAAAATTGTACGGAGTAAATTAAAATAAGATGGCAGAGAATATTGGTTTTAATGTAAAAGTTGGAATGGATGTTGCAGAGATACAATCTGAACTGCAAAAAGCTGAAAACCAACTTAGACAATTTCAGGCACAATTAAAAAAGTCTACCAATACTATTGAGATTAATATGCTCAATAGAGAAATTGCTGCTTTAAATCCGCAAATATTAGCTTACGGACAAGCGTTACAAAAAGTAGGTAAACCAGTTGGTGATGCTTCTCAATCTCTAATAAACTTCTCTAGAATTGCTCAAGATGCTCCTTATGGTATAATGGGTGTTGCGAATAACTTAAACCCTATGGTTGAGTCATTCCAAAGATTAGCAAAAACTGAAGGTGGTACAAAAAAGGCATTACAAGCAATGCTTTCTGGATTAACTGGTCCTGCTGGTATTGGTGTTGCAATTGGAGTAGTTTCTTCTTTAGCAGTTACATTTAGTAAAGAAATAGTAGCATTTTTTAAAGGACCAACTGCTGAACTAGAAAAGTTTAGAGAAGAATTAAATAAAGTTGCTCAAGAAATTTATAAATTAATTGGACAAGAGCAAACTAAAAGAACTAAGGGAATATTATTAGTTGAACTTATTACTGGTGGAAATAAAACACAAAGAGAAGAAGCATTAAAGCAATTACAAGATTTATATAATAAAAGTGATGCAATTAAAAATGCAAAACTAGGTAAAGACAAGGCTTACTATACTACTTTAGTAAACCAAGCAGCAATGCAAAATAGTGCAGTAGCTAATGAAAAAAATAATGCTGCACAATTAGATAAATTATATGAAGACCAATTAAAAAATAATAAAAAAAGAAATGATGCTTTAGCATTAGTTACTGGTCCAAAAAAAATGATTGAATATGGACATTCTCATGTAAGGAGTATTCAATATCAAAAAGATAAAATAAATGAACAATACGATGTATTAGGAAATGACATAAAAAACAAAATTGCTACATTAGAAGCTAACACTTTTAAACAATTAGCACAAATTACTTTAACTCCTACTGCGGATTCGGTAAAAAAGAAAGGTGAAAAAACAATTGATGCTTTAGAAGAATTTAGAAAAGAACAAGAATTTGAATTACATAAACAATATTTAGATAGGCTTAAGTATAAACAATTATTTGAACAACTTGATGCATCTCCAATATTAACTTATGGTACTAAAGAAGCAATACAAGATAGAAAAGAAAATAGAAAAGAAAGAGTAAAAGATGTTACTGCTAAAGATAATAGCGTAGGAGAATTTTTAGCTAAAGATGCTGCAAAAAGAGCAAGGGAATATCAAATTGAAGATGATAAAGTAAAGGGTTTAGCTAAGTCTTATGAGAACTTTGCAAATATGTTAGCTAGTGATGTAACAAATGGTTTAATGAATGTTTTTACTGCATTAGAGGAAGGTAAAAATCCTTTAGATGCTATTGGTCAAATGTTTCTTAATATAGCTAAAAACATAGCTGCTGCTATTATACAGGCTACTATTTTTCAAGCTATTCTTACTGCATTCCCAGAACTTAGAGCAGTATTTAAAGCAAGTGGTGTTTTAACAAGTGCATTTGGTTATTCTGGTCCAAGAGCAACAGGTGGTATCACAAACGGACCTTCAATGGCTTTAGTAGGAGAAGCTGGACCAGAGGCAATTATGCCTTTAAGTAAATTGAGTAACTTCTTGAATACATCTTTCAATGCAGGTGCTATGAGTAGTGGTGGAACAGGAAATGGCAGTCAGTTTGTATTAAGAGGACAAGATTTACTTCTTTCAATTAATAGAGCGCAAAAGGCATCAAATCTTAAAGGACAAAATATTAGTTTAGGATAATGGCATACGGATTAAGATATACAATACCACAAGAATTAAGAGATAATACAAATCTTGTAGCAAAAATATATGAAGAAGGTTATGTTGGTTCTTCTTATGAATATACTGCTACATCAATAAATATACAACCAAACTCTGCTGATGAGGATGCTTTAGCTTGTGTAATATCAACTCAATTAAATATTTCATTTATATTAAATAGCGAGGATGATTATACTAATTTTCCTGACTTATTAAATTTTAATGATACTAAATATTATGTTGAATTAACATTAAATAATGTAATAAAATGGAGAGGTTATTTATTTAATGATTATGTAGATGTAACATTTACAACAGGAATACAAGAAGTTAATTTAACTTGTATTGATGGTTTATCTTTTTTAAGATACAATATTTATAACCCTACTGAAAATAGCAATGGATTAATAAAGTTATTGGATTTATTTAATAATACTTTATATCTTTTGCCTTCTTACACAAGTACTTCTATGTATATGTGTTGTTCTTATTTTGCTACTGGTATGGCTAATAGAAGTGCATCTACGGATAATGACCCATTTAATCAATCGTATCAATATAGGAGAGATTTTATAGGCTTAGATTATTATACTATTTTAGAGAATATAATGTTATCTTTTGGTTGTAGGCTATTTCAAGCAGAGGGAGATTGGTATGTATTGCCAATGAATGAAATGGCTTCAACAATATACTATTCTAAATATGTTATAACTTCTACTACACCAACATTTAATAGTAGTGGAGTATTAAATAACTTAGTAAATATTGCACCATATTCTACAACAAGTGTTCACTTTATAAATAATAGCCAAACAAAAATAGTTAGAAAAGGTTACCCTACAATAGAGAGTGTTGTTGATTTTACACCAGCTAAAAACTATATAAATAATGGAAATTTTAAATCTGTTGTATCTTCTCAAGCAGTTGGTTGGGATGTTGCAACATCAGGTTCTTCAGTAGTTACATTAACTCAATTTGCAAGTGTACAATTCAATAGATATAGTATATTTTACATAAGTTCTGGTTCTGCTTCAATTACAACTAATTCAGCATACTTGGCAAATATGTATGGAGGTAGTGCAACATTTTCTTTTGATTATCAAGCAGCAAATGCAAATCAAGAAATACTTGTTATTATTACTATGACTATTGCTGGTACATTATATTATTTAACTAGCGATTTGTATTGGAGAACAAGTTTTGCAGTAATACCTAAAACATATACTGAAAATAATACTTACCAAACGCAATCAGTAGAAATTCCATTAGGGTTGTTGCTTTCCCCTAATCCAAACTTAACATTTCAAGGACCAATAACTATAAAGCTACAAGCTGATAGTACGCATATTGGAGGTTTTGTAAGAAATGTTATTTTAGAGCAAAATGGTTATGAAATAAAAAATGCAACAATTACTAGAACTATTGGGAATGTAAATCAGACTGCAAAATCAATAGATTTGTATTATGGATTAAATTATCCTTTAATAGGTCAATATGAAGTTTATAATAATGTTGGTCTTATAACAAATTCAAGTGGTGTGTTTTGGGCAAATTGGTATGTTCAAGGTGCTATTGGGACTACATTTTATTCATTGCCTTTTCTTATAATGAGACAATATTCAAATTTATTAAATAAAAATATAGCTACATTAGAGGGAGATTTAGGTAATTATAATAGTTCTGTTGGTTTAATTGGCTTAGATAAAGTCTATACAATAACAGATGCATCTACAAATAATTTAACTTATAATGGTAAAAAGTTTATGGCTAATAGATTAACTATGAACCCATTTTTAGATGAAACTAATTCAATGCAATTTTTGGAAGTTAGTAGTACTAATATAGCTTCAACTGAAACTATTGTTTATATTACTGACCAAGAACAAGAGACACCAAGAAGGTATTTTTAATATTAATATAGTTTAACTTTGCAATATGGCAGATAAAGTACAAGGTAATAATATGATTCTCTATTGGCAAAATCCCAATGGACAATTCTATCTAAATGGTGGCATATCACAAGGCACAATAGGTGGTAATTCTTACTATGAATTAAGTTCTACTGAGAATGTAGGAAGTAGTGCTAACTTCGTTGCAACAGGAGATAATATAATAGCTAGGTTTATTACAGATGTAAATAAGCCTAATTTGACTACTATTCCTGCTGGAACTTGGAATTTTAGTTCTTATGTATCTATTACAACAGATTTATCAGGTAGTCCAGCATTTTATTATATTGTATATAAATACGATGGAACAACCTTTACATCTTTGGCAAGTAGTAGTGCAACGACCTTAACATCAACATCAATAACATTATATAATACTTCTATAAGTTTTCCTGCAACAGCATTATCTGCAAGTGATAGAATAGTTGTTATGGTTTACCCTCAAAATGTAAGTACTAGAAATATTACTTTTTATACACAAGGAAATAATGTAGCTAGTGTAGTAACTACAATGCCAACTGATATTCCCTTTGCTTGTTCAACAAATTGTTCTTTCTCGGTTAATGTGGACCAAAAAGAAGTAACATCTCAAACGAGTGCTTGGTATCGTGAATTTAAGAACGACATAGCTAATTGGAGTGTGAATTGCGATGGATTAATAACATTAGAAAACTATGGTTATTTATACTTATTGCAAACGCAACAAAATAGAACACAAATAGCGATTAAATTTGCTATTGACAATGGGGTAGATGGATTGGTAATTATAGGTGGTAATTGTAATCTTACGAGTTTACAAATCAATGCTCCTTATAAGGACATAGGCACTTATTCAGTAGGTTTACAAGGTTCAGGTGCTTATTCAACTTCAGGAGTATCAATAAATCAAAATGGCGAGATAGTAACAACAAGTAGTCAAGTTTATATGAAACAATATGGTGCATCAGGTGGAGAGAACTCTATAACTTGGTCGGATATGATAGGTAAGATTTGTTTAGGCTTTTCAAGAGGTGGTGTAGAGGTAAGAGAGATTTACTCAAGTGGAACACCAACAGGAGACCAGATAGTCTTTGTAAGTGCAACAGGAGAGGTTAAGTTTGGCAGACCATTAGAGGCAGATGAATTTATTAGAGGAATATTTCAATAATTAATATGAGCAATCAATTACAAGTATCAGGAGCAGCAAAGATTAGGACAATACAAGGTCCAGTAGTAGCTAATAGTGGTGTAATAACTGCATTGGATGGAGATGCTTCTCAATATGTTAGAGGGGATGGTACATTAGCTGATTTCCCTACATCAACAGGTGGGGGTAGTTCAGTTTCTTATTATCTTAATACAAGTGTAAGTCAAGGTACAATAGGTGGGGTTGCTTATAAACAATTAAGTAAAGTTCCTATTAGTGGTGCTGGAACTGATATTACTATTTCGGCTAATGGTTACATAGCAAGTTATATTACGGATGCTAATGACCCTTCTTTATTAGAAGTACCTGCTGGAAACTTTAATTGTGAGTTTTATTTTAGTGTAAACTCTAATGCTCACAATCCTTATGTTTATGCAGAAGTCTATAAGTATGACGGAACAACTTTTACCTTATTAGGTAGCAATGTATCTATACCACAATATTTAAGTAATGGAACTACATTAAGTCCATATTACTTTGCGATAGCCGTTTCTACTGCTGTTTTAACTGTAACGGATAGAATAGCAATTAGAATTTATGTAAATGTAGATACAAAAACAGTTACTTTACATACTGAAAACAATCATTTATGCCAAGTAGTTACTACCTTTTCTAAAGGGTTGATTTCTTTAAATAACCTTACAAGACAAAATCAATTCTTTGGCACAGGAACAAGTGGTACGGACTTTGCAATATCAAGTGCAACGGCTACGCATACTTTTAACTTGCCTGTGGCTTCGGCTTCAAATACTGGTAAGTTAAGTTCAACGGATTGGACAACATTCAATAATAAACAAAATCTTTTAACTAATCCAGTTACAGGAACAGGCTCTGATGGTAGAGTAGCATTTTGGACTAGTGCAAGTAGCATAAGTAGTGATGCTAATTTATATTATGATTATTCTACTGATAGATTAGGAATAGGTACTAATACTCCTAATGCAAGTTTAGGGATATTAAACGCTAGTACAACAGGCATTCAAGTAAGAACATCTGATAGTGCAAACCAATATCAAGCAAATATCTTTTATGATGCTTCTTATGGTATGGTTTATGGGTATAATAGATTAGGCACAGGTACGGCTAGTAATTTAACTTTCTTTAATAACATAGGTGGTTTTATATCAATTCCTGAAAGTGCAACTAATAACATAGGTTTTAATACTTTAAATCCTCAGGGTTTAGCAAGTGCATCTGTGTATGACTTTACTTCTTTAAATACAAATGTAGAATTAAGACTACATAATTCATCAACAGGATATACTTCAACAGATGGTTCTTACATAAGAGTAACTTCTACTGCTTTAGTAATAGGTAATGATGAATCAAGTAAAAGTATTTTAATAAATAATGGTGGCAATGGTGTTGTTACTATTGATGGTACAAATAAAGTAGCATTAGGGAATATAGGTTCAATACCTATGACACAACAATTAACTGTTGTAGGTTCAATAGAAGCCTATGGTGGTTCTATCTATCAGACAGTAACATCTAGTATGTTAAAGGCTAATGCTTCAGGACAAATCATTGCTGCTATTGCAGGAACAGATTATTTAGCAGTAGGTAGTGCGGTTACAAGTGTAAGTGCTACGAGTCCTGTTTTATCAAGTGGTGGAACTACTCCTAATATATCAATACCTGCTGCAACAACTTCGGTTAGTGGTTATTTAACTTCTACTGATTGGACAACTTTTAACAACAAGTTTACTTTACCTTCTTTAACTCAAGGTTCTATATTATTTAGTGATGGTTCTACTATTGCTCAAAATAACAACAGGTTATATTGGAATAATTCAACTATGAGATTAGGGGTTGGTTCACAACCTGTGGCTCAATATGTAATGTATGTAAAAGCAAATGTTGGTGAAAATGCAAATGCTTGGTTAGGTATTGATAACGACAATGCAACAGGTTCTACTGCGGTTAGATTAATATTAAATGGTAGCACAACAAGTGGATTTCAATATGTGCAATCTACCAATATGACACAAGTGTATGCTAATGCAGGAGACATACAATTAATCAATGGTAGTAGTCTTGGTTTAACAATAGCAAACACAACTGGTAATGCAACTTTTAGTGCTAGTGCAACGGCTACATCTTTTGTTAAATCAGGTGGTACAAGTTCACAATTCTTAAAGGCTGATGGTTCAGTAGATTCTACAACTTATGGCACAGGTTCGGTTACTTCAGTAGCTACATCTGCTCCATTAACAGGAGGTACTATTACAACTTCAGGAACAATAGGTATAACACAAGCTACAACAAGCACAAATGGTTATCTATCATCAACTGATTGGAATACTTTTAATAATAAAACAACATTACCATCTTTAACAAGTGGTTCAGTATTGTTTAGCAATGGTTCAACTATTGCTCAAGACAATGCTAATTTCTTTTGGGATGATGTAAATAATAGATTAGGCATAGGAACTGCAACACCTGAACAAATTTTACATATTGTTGGTGCAAGTGCAATAGTTTATATAGATGGCAATAGTGCTGGTACCCAAACAAGTTCAACTTTAAGATTAAGAACAGGTGGATTTAATGTAGGTAATTTTAGATATAATGTAGCTACTGACAATATTGAAATAAGTAATATTTCAGGAGGTGGTACAGTAACAAGTGGTGCAGTTAAAATATATGGCACAGGTGGTAGCACAACAGGTTTAACAATAGCAGCAGCAGGAGAATCTACTTTTAGTCAAAAAATTCAAATTAGTACAGGTGGTTTAAGAATTGGAACTTCTGCAACAGAAAACGATAGATTAATTGTAGTAAATGGAACAAATTTAACAACTGGCTCAAGTCAATATTTAGAAGTTATTGCTCCAACATATACTGGTAATATAACTAATTTATATGGAAGATTACAATATGCAACCTGTGATAGTGGTACTATTAGTAATGCATATATGCTATATTTGGGTTCTTGGAGTGGGACATCAACTTACTCTAATAAGTGGTCTATTTACCAAGAATCTACTACTGAAAAAAACTACTTTGGTTCTGCTGTATTAATAGGAACTACTACCAATTCAGGCTACAAGCTAGATGTTAGTGGTACAGGTAGATTTACAACTACTTTGAATGTAGGAACTACGGCTTATGTAACTAATGATATTTTCATTGGAGATACAACAAGTGGTAGTGGTAGATTCTTTATTACGGATTCATCAAATCAAGGAATCACTTTAAGAAGGGCAGGTGCAGCAGATAGATTTAAGTTGTTTGTCGGCAATGGTACTACCTATACACAAGACAATGCAATTATCTTAGGTACTAATACCGATATTGATTTCTACACAGGTTCAAGTCCTATTAAAAGATTAACAATTTTAAATGGTGGTGGTTTAATGATTCCAAGTGATGTAAGTGGTACAAGTGGCTATAAAATAAATTATACAAGTGCTGATGCAGGTTCAAGAAGTTGGAAAATAGCAAATGATAATTCAGCGTATGGAGATTTTTATATTGGACAATCAACTACTCAATCAGGTTCTAGTTATGCTACTAAATTTTTAATAACTCCAGCAGGTGATGTAGCAATAAATGATACAACAGCAAATACTTATGCTAAATTGCAAGTAACTGCTACATCAGGAGTAGTTTTAGGATTAGCAAATCCATCAGCAGCAGCAGCAGGGGTAGGTAATGCTATTCAATTTTGGGGGACTTCTGGATATAATACTCAAGGTGAAATAGCTACTGTTTGGGATGGTGCTAGTAATGGGTATGCCTATATGACATTTAAAACAAAAGGCCCTTCGCTTCTTGAAAGAATGCGTATTACAAGTGGAGGTAATGTATTAATAGGAACTACATCAGATTATGGGAATAGCAATTTATTGCAAGTTAGTAGCGGTAATATTAGACATTATCAAAATAATGAAAGTTGTCAATTAGCACACGCAGGTTCTATGACTATTGCAAATGGTGGTACTAAAACATTAGAATGTGCAAATGGTGGACTCGTATTTGTATCTGAAAATAATACAGGAGATGGGGCATTATTTTTCTGCGGGTATAAATCAGCAACAATTATTTTAATTGCAGACCCAAATAATCGTTATGCTGCTACAAATACAGCAGGAAGAGCTTGTTTATATAAATCAGCAAATACTAATGTAGTTACCTTTATAAATAATTTAGGTTCAAGTTTATCATTTACAATGTATCAAATAAAAAATAGCGACTAAAACGAATTAAAAAATAAATAATGAAAGTAATACAATCTGTCAATATTTGGCAAAACGGAGAACTATCTAATAGATTAATCAAACTAGAAAACAAATAAAATGAAAACAATACAAGCAGTGGTATTCCCACTAAATTTAGGAACTGCAACAATTTTAAATGCTTATTGCATAAATGACAATTTAACAAATTGTGCTACTTTTTACTATTCACTATTAACTGATAGTCAAAGTCAATTACAACAAGGAAATTTAACTATGACAGGCACAGACTATGATGGTTGGTCTACAAATGATTATGCTTATAATTGGGTAGCAACTCAAATAGATGTTACAATTACAGGCGATTATGTGCCTCCTGTGGTTGAGCCAATAGTTGAGACTCCAATAGTAAGCGAACAAATTATAACGGAATAATCTTATATTTGTAAAAAATCAATACTATGATAAATTTATCAGAAACAAACATCAAGGAATTAGAGGCTTATTTATTGGAAATCCCAGCTAAATTTGCTAACCCTATTTTACAATTCTTAGGCAAAATTGCACAAGAACAAAATCCTCCAGTAGAGGAAGCAAAAGAAGTATAATGACTCCACATAGCAATCAAGCCGACTTTGGAATGGTACTAAGTATCACAAGTGCTGCAATAAGCATCGCAAGTATTCAACCTCTTGTAACATTCTTTGGTAGTTTGGTTGCTATTGCATCTGGACTTTTTGCCATTAGATATTATTGGAAAGCAGCTAAAAAGTTTAAGTAATGAGAGACATTGTAATTACTTTAGTGATTGCAGTAGTTCTTATCTTCATTTTTAACGGAAGGTACAACGGAAACGAACCTACAATAGTAACTCACATAGATACTATTTATAAGCACGAAATAACAAAGAAATATATTAAAGGGGATTCTATCCCTTTTGTCGTTTTGGGTATTGATACTACCATTGTACACGATACTGTACGTATAGTTCAAGATTATGCGTACGTACGAGCCTACTCGGACACTATAAAGGTAGATTCAAGTACATTTATTATAAACGATACAATCTCCAAAAACAAGATACTAAATAGGGGGTTTTACGCAGACATAAGTCAAAAAACGATAAAAGTGGAAACCATCAAGACAACACCATCCAAAAATGAGCTTTATTGGGGTGTTTTAGCCGATTTAAGGACATTTGACAATAAAGTGGGCGTAGGAGTTGGTTTAGCTTTTAAAACCTCTAAAAAGGGCTTATTTACAATATCGGCAACTACTAATCAATATTCAATCGGATTTTACACTAAATTCTAATGAAACTACCTGTATCATATAAAGAGTTCGTTAAGCAACCCATTGTGGCTACTTTATTCATTGTACTATGTGGAATATCGGCTTTGTATGTTGATGTAAGGTCAACCTTTCAAGACCAAGCAAAGGCACAAAATGTAAGAATAGAAAAGGTAGAGAATAGATTAGACTTAGTACAAAACGCATTAAGGAAATCGGATTCATTGAGTGCAGTTTCTACTACTAAACTTCAGGTGCTAACTGACCTTAAAATGATACCAAAATAATGAGGTATTTATTATTCATATTTTTGTATGGTTGTAGTTTGACTGCTCAAGAGCCAAGTAAAGAACAAAAGATAGATAACGAGTTTCAATTATTGCTTAATAAAGTAAATGAAAACAATGTTAATTCATCTTTAGTTCAAAAAGAGGCATCTAAAAAAGAAAAGAAAATAATTACTAACACTATAAATAATATTAACAATTTAAAAAGTGAATTAA